CCGGAGTCAATTATGTCAGAAAATCCACTCAAGCAGTATTTTAGACAACCTAAAATTTACATCACATTGCCCAGCAAAGGAGTATTCAACAGTCCTGAATCATTGGAAAGTGGCAAATTTGAAAACGTTCCTATCTATGGAATGACTGGTATGGATGAAATTGTGTTGAAAACTCCTGATGCATTGATGTCTGGGGAAAGCACAGTTAGGATGATTGAAAGCTGTTGTCCAACATTCAAAGATGCGTGGCAGATGTCTACCATAGATGCCAACACACTTTATGCCGCTATCCGTATTGCCACTTACGGAAACGAAATGGGCGTTACACAAACGTGTGACAGTTGTGAAGAAGAAAATGACTATGATCTTGATTTAAATCGAGTCATAGAGCATTATACAACATGCCAATACAATCACAAATTGATTGTTGATAACATCACTATTAAAACAAAACCGTTAAGCTACAAAGAAGCTTCTGACTTTGGCATTTCCAGCTATAATCTACAACAACAATTGAATCAAGCCGAGTCAGTGGAAGATCCTTTGGAAAAACAAAAAGTGTTTAAAGAACTGTTTGAAGAACTGACAAAAGTTCAGCATTCGTTGTTTTTAAAAAGTGTAGAATCTGTTGAAGTTGATAATCAAATAGTTGACAACAGAGATTTCATTCATGAGTGGTTGGCCAACTGCGACAAAAAAATATTTGATGAATTAAAGAAACATGTGGATGCCAACAGAGAAGCATGGGTTATGCCCAGCTGGCCTGTTAAATGTACTCATTGCCAAGCTGAAACTGAAATCTATGTGGACCTAGATAATACAAATTTTTTCGACAACGCCTAATTAAATCCGCCCCCAACGAAATACTTGAGGAATTAGTTAGGCTAGACAACTATGTTAAAAATTTTAAACAAGAGTTATTTAGAATCAGTTGGTACATGAGGGGAGGAGTAACAGTGCATGATCTGTTACATACCTACAGCTATGAAGATAGACAATTTATCTATGCTGTTATAAGCGAAAATATAGAAGCAACAAAAGAATCCAATATGCCGTTGCTTTAATTCTTCAGTTGAATTACCCCAGTAACAAACGGAATCTTGTCACCGTTGGGTTTTGTTTTTATGTTAACTTCATACCCATTGCCCATGTCTCGCCAATCAGCAGGATTTCTTTGCGGACCATTTTGAACAAAATCTTTGGCTGCATTTCCTTGTGGAAGTTTTTTGGCCACGGTGCCGTTGAACTTGTGGCGTTCGTAGCCAGAACCAATATCTTCCCAATCGCTAGCATGACGGTAAGCATCGCCTTTGGCATAAGGAGGTTTAGTAGTAGATGTAGTTGTGCCTGAATTTTGATCAGCATCAGCTGGTGTAACTGCCGCACCTTGCGGTTTTGCTCTACCAGGATGATCAGGCAACAGAGTTGGTAATAAGATGTCAGGAGGTTGTTTGTCTCCGTAAAAATCTTTCACAAAGGCAGTCCACAGTTGTTTGGCAAAGTCTGTGGTCCATTTGATTGGGGCGCCAAGAAGGCTGGCCAGTGACTCTCCGCTGGTGCCAGGCAACCAAGATATGTCTGCAATTTGCCACATGGCGTATCTTGCAATCATTTCGCGTAGATTTTCATCAGGCTCTTGACCCGGCAGTTGAGGAACACCGTACATGCTGGGGTCTGCTTTTGTAAAGTACATCCATAACGCAGTTCCAGCATTGCCCAATGCAGTGAACGGTTTACCAAGCCAGCCAAATATTGGTATTTTTGTAAACAACGCAGGGTGCGCAGTTGCTATGCTCAAGAACAATTGTCCCAATTGTTCTCTATGGAAGATTTCAAAACTTTCAAGGCTGATGCCAGGATCTCCGTCTTTGTCCTTGCCGTCTTCACCCAACTCTAAAGCTATCAATGCATCGTCCATGTTGGCAAGATATGTTTGTACAGATTTGGTCACGTCGTATGCGGCATACATCCAAAATAATTTGTTGATTAATCCTGAAACTCCAAGAGTCGCCAATTTGGTTCTAGCATCTGCGGCTTGTTTTTTTACGTTAGATGGATCGGTTTTTTTGGATTTACGTGCTTTTTTAAGTGCCGGCACTAATTCTGTGTTGTGATATTTTTTTACTTGCTCCACTATGTCTTTAGATAATACAGTGTCGCCGGCATACTTGCTGCCGGCCATAGCCTCTTCCACAGCCAATTGAACATCTTTGGTTGTTGCTTTTTTTGCTGAGCCGTCCAGTGCTGGTACAGTGAATTTTTTAAATATATCAGAAGCCACACGTTCAACAGTGCTTTCTGCAAATGCCTGCTTGGCAGCATCGCGAGAGAATCGCTTAAAAACAAATTCGCCAATTTCTGCACCGAGACCTTCAGCAATAATATCCAACACTTTCATTGAGATTTTTCCATTATGACATATTTATACACTATCAAGATGAACTACGTTCATCTGTTCATCGCTTTCGCTCGAACTTTTCTTTCTTTCTTAATTGTAGTGCATAATCAACTGCGAAGCAGTTTAAATATTATCTAGATTGTTCAGTCACACTTTGCCCTGGCGGGCAAAAATGTTAACATTATCTGAGTTGAACATGTCACACTAGCGTTACAGCAGTTACAGAGGCGGTTGTCCGGTACCTCGAGCTGAGTCTTTATACAACGGCGGGTCTCTGCATATACGCTAACATACACAAAGCCGTGGGTATTTCTCCCTCTTTTAGCCTTTCTAATTGGTTTTGCATAAACTAAACGGGTTATAGGCGTATCCCATCGTCATCCTTGCGGGTAGTAGTTTACTGGTCTGTCGCCAAGCAGATACTCCTTACCGTCACACATCAGAACGGATTCAGGGCACAATATCAACGCCTGTGCGGGCTTATTTGGCGATTAAACGGCCTGAATTATTAGCCTTTGAGTATATGTGAACCATGTACACGGACACTAATCTGGCCGTTGTAATAGTCTTTTGATTCTAAAACTTTGTGAGTAAATTGTTCTCTGGCCTCGATGTAAGAGCATTGCGCCTTGGAATTGCAGTAATATAGGATTTCTCGAGTGAAGTTTTCTTTGCCTAATTTCAATACGTCCACGTTTAATTCTAGGTTTGACCCATAATAATCACGCCAATCCGAATCAATTTTTGATCGTATTTTCTTTTTTTTCTTAGTGCCGTTCTTTAACTTGACTACTTTGTAGCTGGTCTTAGCGAACTTGGCTAATTTTTTGCCTATATATTTGCGTCCAGAGATGACATTTGTTATCAAGTATACAAAACCAACACAGTCTTCGGGTAGTGTTTCAACGATTTCGTTTTGATAAGTCCATGACATGCTTTAGTTAGCATTGGGTGAGCCTTGATTTGTTTGGTCTTGAGCGGCTTTACGTTCTGCTTTTGTGGAATCTAACCAGTGCCTGTATTCTTGTATGTGCGCCCTGCGATCACGGGCTATAATTCGTATCTGCGCCAGCCAATATCTAGTTTCTAAACCAGCTTGACGTGTGCCTTTGTTGATCCAACGTTGGTTGGCCTTGAAGTATTCAGAGAAGGCCCGCATGAGTTGATCATGCGTTTCCTCATCTTGATGCATTATTCAGTTACCTCTAAGTCATTTGCATAGTTTGTAAAGCCATTTTCTTTAATAACTTTAAGAACATTGTTCACACGACCAATTAATTCGTCCTTGTGACTGATTAAGAATATGTTCTTCTTGCGTTCACGTGCCATCTTCTTCAGCACAGCCAATGCGCCCTCGACTCCTGACGCATCTAACCCGTTATCAACCAACTCGTCAACAAACAATAAGTTAATTGCTTGATATAAACTTTCCCAAACATCACGGAACGACCACGACAATCCTAAGATCAAACGATTACGTTCGCCCCGACTCAAATTATCAAAGTCAAGGTCTTGCCCCAGCTGTGTGATAATAACACTAAGGTCATTTTGAAACACCACAGTATGCGGTAATCCCATCTTGTCGAGATAATAGGTAAGTCTGTTGTTGAGATATGCCAAGTTCTGATCAATAATCTTCTTACGGATAAAACTGTC